ATGAAATAGTAAAGCACGCCCAGTAATACACGTAACACCAAAGATGATGCAGTCTTCAACTTCTCCATGATGTTTTTTGAGATCATATAAATATTCTCTTCTTATCTGTGCATATTCCACAGGTATGTTTGCATTTAAATAAGCCATACTTTATCCTCATTTTATTGCGCCCCAATTAGGACCAAGTTTACAATCAACTTTGTTTTTTATTTTCAAAGTTATAGTTTCTTCCATTGTTTCTTGAACCGTGATCCGTGTTTCGTCGTTCTTAATTGATACACAAAGTTCATCGTGTATCTGTATATGAGGTACTATACCTTTTTCGTAAAGATCTACCATTGCTTTTTTTGTCATGTCTGCTGCAGATCCTTGCACTAATTTATTAAGTGCTTTATATGTAAAAGCAGGGGTAAAGTATTGTGCAAACCAACTTTCTCTTCCTTCATTTGTAAGTTCTTCAACTTTACCTTTTCCACCCTCAGCTTTAGATGATGATTTAGAATTAAATTGTAATTTAAATTTTTCCCATGCTGCTTCTTTTGACATTAATTTAGGTTGGATCCAGTCTCCTTGATACGTAATCTCACCAGTTTTTTCATTTTTAACTTCTTTAGCTTCAGGGTCCCACTCTTCAAATTTACGTTCTTTATTATTCCATCTCTTATTTACACTTTCATAGGTATCAAATCTACAAAACCTATCCTCAAGAGTAAAAACTAATCTATGTTTTTTTGCAAAACCCATCAAATTATCTGACAATTCTTTTACAAAAGGAACTTTGTTATGATACGTATCAAATAACTTCTTAGCCTCCGTTTGATCTAAATTTAACTCTGCCTGTAATTTACCCTTACCCATACCATAGAATAAACCTAGATTGATTGATTTTGCCTGTTTCCTGGAAATATTAGCCATCTGAGCGACGATTTCATGAAAGTCGGCCTTATCACTATCAAATTTATCTGCTAGCTCCTGCGTCTCTGATAGGCCGTGTTTTATAGCATAATGGACAACAATACGTGGTTCTTGTTGTGAATAGTCAAATGATCCCCACTTATGGCCCTCTTCAGGTAAAAATAACTCCCTCATTTTTTTACCATAATACCCTTTTGCAGGTATTTGTTGTAAGTTTGGATTACTCATTGAAAATCTACCAGTTACTGTTCCTCCATCATCTGATCTAATTTGATTTATGTCCGCGTGTATTCTACCATTATGCACGTAACCTTTTAAACCTTCTATAAAAGTATTAACAGCTTTGTCTGCTTCTCTTGCTTTTGAGAGCATCCTTAAAAATCTATTTGCGTGAGTTTTTAAATAGTTTTTAGGTAGTTTTGGCATACCAGATTTAGGTGTTTTTTCGTAATTAGTTATTTTTTGATTGTTTAATAAGTCTTTAACAGAATTAGCTGCCCATAATTGAACATCAACTTTAGTATGTTTTTTAATTATATTTAATAAATTATCTCTTCTGCATTTAAGTTTCTTTCCAAAAGTTTCTAATTTTTGTACGTCTATTCTTACACCTTTAAACTTCATGTCTACTAAACAAGGGAACAACCTCGTTTCTAATTCAAATATTTTTCTACAAGTTTTTTGTTCTCCGTTTGGTTTAGTAAATAACACCTCATCTAATTTCTCATTAAATATTTTCCACAATTTAAAAGTTAAATTAACATCTTGTTTTGCATATTCTTTAACAACATGTGAAGGAAGTTTATGCATATTAGACATGGGATCTTTTTGCATACCACCTGACCATTTAAATGTTTTTTCTTGTAGATCATATTTATATTTTTCATCTTTTAATATATCTTTTGATAAAGCATCTAATGAATATTTAAATCTATTTTCATCAATAACAGATGCGGCTACCATTGTATCTACAATCCGACCTTTTAACATTTTACCAGTTTCTGCTCTCATCCAACAAACATCATACATTGCATTGTGAAAAACTTTTGTAATATTTTTATTTTGTAATATTGTTTTATTCATCTGGTCCCAAAATTCTTTTTTTTCAGAATCAGATTTTATATGGTCTGAATGATGTAAGGGAAAATAAACTATTTCATTATCTGTGGCCACAGCCACACCTGTTATAAATCCATCGCCTCTAATAGCACCTAATCCTTTTGTTTTTAAATTAGGGTCGTAAGTTTCTACATCTAATGCTACAGTATTTATATTTTTTAAATTTAAGTCCTCTGGTGTATTACACATTATAATCTCTCTCTATAATCATCTCAATAAAATGTATTGCTTTTAATAAATCTTCCTTCTTTCCTTTATCGCGATGGCGAATAATATATTTTATAGCACAACCCTCAGGATATAACAACTCATTCTCAACAACAAACTTGCTGGGTTGAATTTTGTATTTTTGATAATGACTCCCGCCGTGCTGCTTATTCCAAACCTTAGACATCTCTCCTCCTTTATAATTTTAATATTTCTCTTCTATGATTTTGTATATTTGCTAAAGACATTCCTAAATTAGAAGTTCCTATGGTCCAACAATCTACTTTGCCCCTACTATAAGCTACATACGCCAGTCTCATTGGTTCGTATCTATCGTTTTCAGGTCTGTAAATTGAAAGGTCAACTATAACGTTATCATAAGTTAAACCTTTTACTTTATGTATGGTATCATGCTCTACTCTAGGCATTTTACCTATGTCCATGTTATTAGATAATACTTTTTTTATAAAAGGTATTTTTTCTATTAAATCTTTTTTTATTACTACTTCTGAAAAATTTTTGTATTGTTTAGCTTCAGGCAAAATAAAACCCATATCAATAAACTCTTGAATATTATATTCTTTATCTATTAAAGGTTTTAATTTATCAACAGAACCTTTGCCATGAACTTTAACTAATTTACCTACCAGAGGCCAGTATTCCATAATTTGTTTTTTAGAAACTTTATCGTTTAAAAAATTGTCCCATGTTTTAAAACATCTAAAATCTTTTCTAGAAACATGTGGTTTATCATTGGAAACTAATTTATAATCTATGCCGTTATTTTGTAAAAATTCATTAATTCGTTTATGAGTTGGATTACCTCTATATGTAAATAAAAAAGTTTCATTAGTATTTAATATTTTATTAATTAACACTTCACTAGCTTTACAACTTTGTTCAATACTAGGTATCCAATATGAATTACCAACAACACCTTTTACAGGAGTCCAAACTCTTTCCGCATTTACACCCCATTTTTTCCAAACAGGAGCTATTATATTTTTACAAATTGCGTTAATTGTTTCTCCACATCTTAAACCCTCAGTGAGTTCATTAGCTTTTGACTCTGGCGTGCTTGCTAATTTATAAAAAAATTCAGGATCTGATCCTGCATATTCATGAATTGTTTGATCTGCATCGCCTATAAATATAAATTTTTTTGCATTTGTTGCTGCTTTTTGTAAAGCTTTTATTTGTGGTTTACTACAGTCTTGAGCTTCATCAACAATCAATACATCGATATCTTTTGGAACCTCAGCATATTTTAAAAAATTATCGATCATATCTTGAAAAGATAATTTTTTATGAAGGTCTCTAAACTTGTCATACTTTTCTTTTAAATTTTTTAAATGATATTTATTGTATGGATAATAAGCGTTTGCGTTACACACCATCCAATATTCATCGTAAGTCATTTCCTTACCGTGTGCGTGAGAGTCAAAAGCATATAGAGGATGTTTATCCCAACTACCTTTGTTCCAATGCTTCATTGCAATGTTTTCATTACAAAATTTTTCGTGTTCCTTTTTTTCATACTTTTGTAGAGGTAAATATTCTCCCCTAAAATAAGAATGAATTGTGCATATTTGATCCTCTAGTTTTGTATCTGGTATATTTTCTAAACCAGGTAAATTTTTTACAGCTTTTATAATTTCTAATGCTGCAGTATTAGTGTGAGATAGTACAACTATTCTATCCCAATTATATTGTTTTAAAAATTCTGTATACTTCTTCTTTAACCATACATGAGTTTTTCCAGTGCCTGGTGGTCCAGGAATAAATTCTGGTATTTTATTCATCCTCTGTCTGTCCTGCTTCATCACCTACGACTACAGCCTCCCCCTCCCAAATAATTTTATTATTATCAGTAGGCTCTCCTTGTATGACCCACGATACGCAAGATTTATTATCATACTTGCCTCTATTTTTTTTAGCTTTTAAAATACTTTGAACTTTATTAACAAGATCAACTCTTTTTATGCTCACTCTATTTTTTAATAATTCTTTTTCAAAATTATCTAAATTAAATTCAATAGAATGATTTTCTTTGTTATAATAAGGCATTTTATGAACTGCTAACTGCTCCTTATCTGTATAAACACCTTTAACCTCTATATAACTTAAAAACATACTTTTAAATTGTTCATCATCTTCAGCTTCTTTAACATAATCTTTTGAGTAACCTCTCGTAGCAAATTTAGCAATCATCATGTTTTCAAACTCTTTTGCTTTTTGTCTTGGAATCCAAGCTTTGGCTTGACTCATAGCTTTATCGTAAAATATTTTTTGATTCATTAAAGATTCTCCATCTACCCAAATTTTTCTTTCAATAATTTTATCTTTTTCAGGAACGTTTAAATAAACATTGTACCTATTTGCGCCATACTCTTCTATTCTATCTATCATGTCTTTAGATATTTGATTTGTCATTTCTTGAAATATACCTATCCAATTAAACAAACCTTGAATACTTCTATGACTGTACCCTGTTAATTCTGTAATTTTATTTACACCAAACTTCCTGTCAGTTTTAGCAGTTGTTGTTCCTTTTTTAGATCTCTCTTTAACATCATCATTAGCGGCTTCTGCTATTCTAGCTATAAATAAATTAATTTGCTCTTCTGTCCAATCTGAATTTTTTAAAAGTATACCTGCAATCGCAGTACAATATTCATCTCTTTTGCCTTGTCCTGGATATATAATTGTTAAAGCTGTTGACAAAGCTACCTTACCTACATCTAAAGATAAATTTCCATCATACTCTTTTATACCTTCAAACTTTTCCCATTTAACATTTGTTTTTGATTTACTATGTAGAGACTCAGGGACTATAGTGTATCTTTTATTTTCAGTTCTTAACTCACACAACATTGCGCCATGTGGAAAATTTTTATAATCTCTTTCAAATTCTTCAGGTAAACTAAATTGTTTAAAAGATATTTTATTTTTATTAGACCAAAGATAGTGACTAGATGGATTACCGTCTCTACCAAATATAGCACCACAATCATTTATATAATAAGGTATAAAATTTTTTATAGTTTCATTATCAACATCTAAATCTACGTCTTGGTCAAGTCGTAAAGCTATTTCTGCTGTTCCGTGATCCCTGTTCCATATATCTTTCTCTATTTTAAAATTTTCTTGGGTGTATCCTGTTATGCCTTTTTTAGGTATACCCTTATAACAAGGTATAATAACCCTGCCCAAACTTAACCAGTCTTCATAATTTATAGGTTTACTATTCACATTTAACTTTCAAATAAAAATGGGCGAGTCCACTCTCGCTTTCTCGCCCATCCCCGCAGGAAACTTATAAACTAAATTCGTTTTTAGTTTCTTTGTTTTCGACTTTAGCCTCTACCTCACCTTTACCTACGCTGATCGCGAAGTTTTTAGCCATGTCATACAAATCTTTTTGTGTGACAGATCCAACTTTAGAAACATCCCAACCAAACCATGTTCCTTTATCATTCGACATTTGAACAGTCTTTAGGTTATAAATGTGGCTGTAAGTAGGCGGTGTGAATAAACCGTTTTTACCTTGCATCTTTATTCCCATCATCATTGAGTTCCATTTTCTACTAACTTTTAATTGTGTAGATTTCATAGATATCAACGCTGTGCCAGGATTTTTACCACAAAGCAATACAAAGTGATTAGCAGTGTTTTCAAGATAGTTACCGTTTGGTAGTCTATCTTTATAAGTTTTATCTCTAGTTGTTTGACTAATGATATCACTGTCTGCATCATGTATGGCAACTGGTGCACCTGTGCTTGTGCCTCTATCTTGCCACTCAACGTACTGTCTTTTATAATGACAAGGTATTACATCTATGTCATCATATAGTTCGTTTGTAACGGTATTGATTATTTTGCCAGGTTCTGCGCCCTCGACATATTTACCATCTCTTTTGTTAACCTCTGGAGATAGTTGTCCCAAAATTTTTAAGAAAGGTAACGCAAGATCTTCTTGCGATATATTTTGAGCACCTTGGTTTGCATCTGCTTCAAATAAATTTGTTTGCAGCGCTCCTTCTTTTTTTTCAGCTACTTGGTTCATGTTACTTGTTCCTTTTTATTGTAGTTTTATTCTCCGAGAACACCCCGAAGATTTCCGTTGGCA